CCCGCAGGTCTGGCAGAAGGCGCTGGGCTGCATGACGAAAGGCGACAAGAACATCACCAAGAGGAAGGCGCAGGAGCTTTTCCCTGAAATCAAGATCACCCACGCAACAGCAGATGCGCTACTCATCGCACAATACGGAACCAAGCAATAACATGAAGCCGAGAATATACACCATACTGAACAACGCCATTGAAGAAGGATGCCGCTACGGGGTGTCCCGCGCATTCAAGCACGATGATGACCCGTCACCGGACTCCATCGAGAACGAAGTCCACATTGCGGTGATGAACGCAATCAGCGAGGTCTTCGATTTTGAAGATGAACCACACGAACTGTAACAACATGAAAAAAAGCGCAAAACAGAGCATCGAGGCATGGCTGGCTCGCGGATACAAGCTAACCCCGCTGCAAGCATTGAACAAGTGGGGATGCATGAGACTCGCCGCCCGCATCGCTGAGCTGCGAAAGGATGGCATGGTCATCATCACAACCAAGGTGACGACTAACGGTAAGACCTACGCCCAATACAAAGCAGCATGAAAAGGAAGGACAACGGGTCTATTTCTGCCGGAAGGCCGAGGCTGAAACCCTGGGAGCAGAAGATCACCGCGACGTTTCGCCTAGAGCAAGAGACCTACCAGCGAATCGTTCGCCTCGCCAAGCGTGAGGGGCGGTCCATGAGCGCGGCGGTCGAGCTGCTGATTCGCACGCAGGAGTCAGAGAAGATCGAGCCGACGCTTCCGGTGGACTACTCGATTCTGACCCAGTTCCAGAAGGGCTACACAGTTTCTCAGATCCTCGACTCGAAATGAAAACGGACGAACTGATCTGCAAGTGCGGTCGGCACCTCCCATGCAGGCATTGTGATAGTGACTCGGTAAACCACCCAACGCACTACACCGGACACCCGTCTGGCATCGAGTGCATCCAGATCACGGAGCACATGGGATTCAACCTCGGCAACGCAATCAAATACATATGGCGGGCGGACCTGAAGAACGATGCCATCGAGGATCTCAAGAAGGCCCGGTGGTATTTGGACAGGGAGATCGGCAAACGGGAGCGATAAGAGCAGAACACACACATGAACACGCTCAAAGGATTCCCGAAACGCTACGAGAACGCGCCTCCAGCCGAGGGCGATGGCTGGCACGCCAACTACGCCCAGGCGCTCGCCGCAATCGACTCTGGCGGCATTGCCATCATGTATGGCGGGCATGGCACCGGAAAGACCCGCATGGCATGGGAGCTTGCGAAGAATCACAGGTCGGCTCGGCCCAATGCGCCTACCGGCGGAACCGGGTGGACCGCGACCACGGTGAGGCGACCGATGCTCTACACCACAGCGGTGAACCTGTTCTCAGACATCAAGTCATCCTACCATCGCGACTCGCCGAAGTCGGAGAAGGAGATCGTGGAGACCTACGTTGACGCCGCGCTACTGGTAATCGACGAGATCCAGGAGCGAGCAGAGACGGAATTCGAGAACAGCAAGCTGACCGCAATCATCGACGCACGCTACCAGAACGAGCGACCGACGATCATCATCAGCAACTACTCTCGCCAGAAGCTTGCGGCATCGCTCTCGCCTGCCGTGATCGACCGAATCCGAGAGAACGGGTGCGGGCTGGCATTCGACTGGGAATCATTCCGTAAACCAAAAAACACAGGACTATGAAGAAGAAACAACGATTGATCCGCGTGACCGCATGGGTCGAGATCATGGGCAAGCGAGCCGAAACCACCTTCACCGTGGTGAGCCCGCTGGTTTGTGAGGGTGCCTGCCCTCGCATCCAAGAGGCTCACGACGAGCAGGTGGCTGGATGGATTTTTCAATCCCAATGCAAAAACGGCTTTACAGTCGAGCCAGTTTCTGACGAAAACACCCCCGCAGACTGAACACACCATGAAAACACCGATTACTGATGCCGCGCTTGAACGACTAGCGCTTGGCTGCGACGACTCATGCTTGCCAATTTACGTCTATGTAGACGGAAAGGAGTATGTAGGGGGCGCGATTGATGCCGACACTGCCCGCAAACTTGAATCCGACCGCGCCGCGCTGATGAGCGCGCTTATCGAAATCGCCAGCACTCCATGGATCGAGAATGCGTTGGACCCACAGCACGCAGCCACCATCGCCGAGTCTGCTATTGCCACCGCCCAAGCAAACTTCCCTGAACAACCATGAAAACAATCACACTCTCAATCGGACTATGGCTGGCAACCATCTCCATCGCGCTGGTCATTCAGGGCGATGTGAAATCAGCAATCTGGCTTGACGTCGCTTCGGCGCTAGCTCTCTTCGTCGCATTCGTTGAAGGAGGAGACGACAAACCACTAGAACCATGAGTGCAGGCAAAGGAGACAAAATGAGGCCACGCGATGAACAGAAGTGGCAGAACGCGCCGTTCTGGAAGCGAAAGGAAAAACAAAAGGAAAAGGAGAAGGAGAAGAAATGACACCGAAAGAACTAGACCTAGCACGCAGGGCTGCTGCGAGATTCCTCACATCGCCGGAAGATGCACCCAAGCCAGCGAGAAAAAGCCCTCGCATTCCTGGATACAATCACGCGGAACTCAAGGCGAAGTTCCTGGCTGCAAACGAAACCTACGAAGCGCGAAAATCGTCCGGCGTGAACGTCGCGATGGTCGAGCTGGAGTTCGGCCTGAACGTGAACTCGCTCAAGAGCTGGCGGCATCGTAGGATGGCTAAAGGCGACCAGTCAATTCGCCGGATCTACATCAACCGACCAGCCAAAACCAAAGCATAATATGAAACCATACTATTACATCAAATTCGCATCCTACGTATCGCTGCATGGATCTAAACACGCATCGCTTGCCACCGCTCAAGAAACAGCCGAAAAACTTACGATAGAAAACCCCGGCGAATCGCTTGAAATCCTCAAATGCGTCGGCATCGCGTCTTGCTCCAAGGCCTCCACGTTCTGGATGGACGGCGAGGAGCCAGCTGCTGACCTGCGGGAGTTTGAGTTCTACAGGAATGCTGCCAGCACGGTTTTCTGGCGGATTGGAAAGGACAGCATTGAGATTGGCTGCGACTACGGGAACGACCACGCTTACCCATGGGAGCGGTCGCAGCACACCAAGCAAGAACTCGAACGGAGCAAGATCCGCATCACCGCCGACGAACTCCCAGAATCACTGGCATGAAAGAACCAATCGACAACGGAGGACCGGCGTTCCCAGACGACAGCCAACACAACTACACCGGCGGCATGACCCTCCGCGACTACTTCGCGGCAGTGGCTTTGCAGGGGATGGTTGGGGTGGCGGTAGTTGATGCCGCCCGCAATAGAGTCAAACCCGAAAGAATCCCACCACAGCTTGCAACCGAAGCCTATGCGATTGCCGACGCGATGCTCGCCGCCAGAAAGGAGGGCGTATGAGTGAACCGAACAACATCGAAGGCCCGCCGCCGACAGTGGCGGAACGCGCAGCAATGGCTCGCGAGCTGGACAAGGTAGCGCCGACGCCGACGCAGTGCGAAACCTGCCTTTTTCGGACGATGCTGCGCAATGACAATGACCGGCTCGCTGAACGGGCCGATGTGCTCGAACGCGAACTCGCCGAGGCGCGGGAGCAGCGGGACAGGATGGCAGCTGCGCTAGAAGCGTGCCGCGAGGATTCCTCCGAGCTGCTCGGCGAGCGGTCATGGTGGAAGGATGAGCAACGCGCTGACTTCAGCGAACCCTACGACGCGACGGCTGAAAACATCGTCCGCGCCGATGAAGCTCTTGACCTGATAAAAGGAGGGGCCAGTGACTGAGCGGGAAAAACTGCTAGCTAAAAGAGCAGCGAGGAGACTACTCCGCGACAAAGCACCAGGCATGAACTACGGGGACCAATGCCTTCTCCAGAAATACCCACGCCACACGCTGGAGGAGGCTCGCGAAATCGAATCAACATGCCTTCCGATGCCTGCGGACCCGAAGCTCCAGCCGATTGGATTCGTCTCTGGATTCGAGATGATTATGGCGCAGGAGCGTGGATGCAACCTATGGGGGGACCACACATGAACCATAGACGAGACCGCTACCGACGCGACCTATACGAAGGCTACTTCCCCGGCGTGGACTGCAACTGCGGTGCCTATGGGCAATGTGAGTGCGGGTGCTTCGCTGACTGGACCCCCAAGGTGGAGAAGCTAGTCAAGGCATGGCGCGACATGCCAGCGTCAGAAATGAGGCTGCGATGCGGGGAGATGACCGCGCAGGAGATTCGCACCGTTCGCGCAGTTCTAAATCAAATCATACCATCGAACGACAAGGATCTGGCGCGGCGGGCGCTGGACTCCGAATAAACCAACAAGGCAACTTCCCGCCGTTGTTAGCATCCAATTGTTAGCCTCTTGAATTATGGAAAAAGTCCACCCAACCAGAGAACGGTCAGGAATGACCATGACCGTCGCCGAACTGATCGCCGAACTACAAAAACATGATCCCGGTATGCCAGTCTTGGCGACATGGGAAAGCGTCCTTGCCGGGATTCGGCCTGAGAACTTCGATGTCGAAGAATACGACGGACGCCAGCAACTCACGCTCGACGTTGAAATGTATGGCTAACGCAATAGGCCATGCGCCCGGAGAGAAAGGAACCGCCAATGAGTAAGAAACTGGAAAGCTTCACTGGGTCGAATGCGCCGACTTGTTCTCCGTTGAGGAAAGCGTTCGAGGCATGGATATCCTCGCCGCCATTCGAGCGGGACATCACGCGTAACTCCGATGACGCCACAAAGCACGCATGGCCGGGACACTATCGGGAATACGAGGTGCAACTGGCATGGGATGCGTGGGACGCTGCTGCCGCGACAATCCGCGAGACATTGGCAGACCCCGCAAAAACCCACGTCCTGATGCTGCGCGGGGACATCGCGTGGACTGACGCAGGACTCCGCCACATCCTTGGGGATTCTCCGGAGAACACCCCTGACCAGCCGCCGCGCTAGCGGTCGGATGCGTCGCGCGTTCGCCTGAAAATAATTTCGCGAATCCGACGATTTTTCTTGAGCATCACTCCGACCACAACTAGAGGAATTGCACACCACCACGACAACGAAGTGAAAACTAAATCAGAATTTTGGATTATTGACACAGACGCCCCAGGCATGTCGCAAGACGAGCTTTCAGCATCAGGCCCATACCCGACGCAGCGAGCTGCCGAGGATTACATCCGCCGCGAAACGAAAAGCTTATGGGAGGAGTCATGCACATGCCTTCAGAGGGAGGGTGAGAGCCCGTGGTGCAAACCGCTCCACATCGTGAAGGTCGTCAGAACTGTTCGGCCAGCAATACGCGGTCGAGTCACACTGGAGGACGCTTAATTTTTACACACACCACCATGACAACCACTGAAGACCAACTGTTCATCTGCCTTCGCCTCGCCCGAGCAGCCAAGCGTGACGGACTCAAGGAGGATCGAGAGCACTACGTCAAGCGTGCCTGGATGCACCGCGCAAATCTCCGAAAGGCCTAATCCGCGTAGCGATACGCGTTCGTGAGATTGGAGTCTTGGGTGATCTTGCGCTTTGCAAGAACACCCTTCCTCACCATCTCATTGAAACGCTTGTTTAACGTGGATCTATGCAGGCTGGGGTTTTTCTCGATCATCATTTGGATCGTGAACTCACCCGGCCTCAGCACACCGTGATCGGCAAACTCTGCCAACGCTCGATCAAGAGCGATCAGAGTTTGCCCATCGGGCTTATCCAGTCCTTGCCGTCCTTTACCACTTGCCATATTTCGTGTCTCCCTGTTTTAGTGTTGTGCAGTCCGTAGGCGAATGAGTTCCGCCAGCCCAGTTTCGCTGCGTGGTGGTTGGCATACGTCATTTTGCTGATGTCGGCAAGAGTTCCCACCGCATGGGATGTCCCGCCGTCAATGTGGCGAGCGTGGTAAACGTCGGGCTTGTGGACGTGGCCGAAGATGCAGCTCCCCCAGTTCTCGAAGTGCGCCTTGGCGGGATACATCGTGGCACGGAACCCGTGGATGAGCTTGAGGTTGCCGATGGAAAGGTAGGAGCCGACGCTATAAGGAGCCCAGTTGATCTTCATCGAGCGCAGCTTGTCCTCGGTCTCCTGGCACTTTACGGCGCACAGGTCGGCGAGAATGCCATTGCTCGTTTCGTGAGCAGCACGCCAGAGTCGGTGGTCGTGATTCCCCATCGTGAGGAGATTTGGACGATACCAGTCGAGCAGCTCCATGCCGCAGTTGTAGTCGTGGCTGATGCCTTCCATCCGCTCCTCCGGGGATGCACCCTTGCGGATGCTGCGGAAGTCCCACACATCGCCAAGGTGAACCTTGTGCTTGGGTTTCCAGTCTGCGATGAACCGCTTCACGACGCCGACCGCTTCAGGGCAGACTAGATCCCCGTGTGTGTCAGCGATGAATAAGGATTTTTCCCACATGTTCAGCTTGTTCGTTCGAAGTGCATTGCGTCACGCCCCCATTCCGCGCCAGCAGAGATCCAGCCAGCGCGGGCGAAGGCTTCCATCACCTCTAATGGCATGGTGGAGTCTTGAGGCCACGACATGCGCAATCCGTTCGTCGCAGGAGCTAGGTCGATGGCGACTCCCCAAGCGTGCTTGGATTTGCGCTTGCCTCCTCGCATGGGCCGATTGTTGAAACACCCGGCGTATTCTTTCAACACCCATGCAGCAGGGCCTTTCGAGATCTCTTTCAACGCGGCAAGCATGCTGTCGGCGACCTTCCTATGGCAGCGAATGGTCTCAACGCTAGCCCCTTCGTATTGAATGCCAAGTCCCGACACGTTGATCGAGGTGAGGTTCTTCGTGCTCCCTGGTTCACCGTAGTAGGCGATCATCGACATGTCGTCAGGCTCTGGCGCATCGTTTCCCTTGGGCATCAGCGACCGGAGGTAAGACCGGCAAGCCATGACGCTCTTCTGCCCCCAAATGCCATCAGGAGCAGTGCCAACCTTGCGCTGGATGGCGATGATTTCAGTAGTGTTCATTTTAGTCGGGAGGATTGCCACGGAACGACGCCCATCCACCAACCCGCACCGCACGGTAGATCACACGGCGGCGAATGAATGGCACTCCAGCGTCAACCATTGCGGCGAGGAAGATCTTATCCGCCTGCCATCGGGTGAACCAACGATTGTTGGGGCTGTAGAGGTAATCGTGGATTAGCGCGGCGGGGAAGTAATCACCAAAGGGGGATAGGATGTTCCAAAACACACGAGGAACGCTGGCTCCATCAGTATGGAATCCAGCCGGAACCTCAATCTCTCCATGCTCAGTGGACAGGTAGCGGAACGGCAAGGTCAGTCGGAATATCGCGGAACCATTTGCGGTTCCTGCATGAGAGAAAACCAGTGGATCGGGGAACGCTTTCATCGGCTTTTCCATAGGCATGCACCAAGACCGCAACCTTTCGATAGCCGGTCAACCTCATCTTGCAACTTGGAAATTGTAATGCGGTGCGAATCAAGAAGCCGGTCCTGCGCTTCAAGGCGAGACTTTATGAACTGCCAACCAGTGGAGATGACGGTCGCCATCGCGCCCGCCATAGCGACGATTGCGCCAAGAATCCATTCAGTCGGGATGTTCATCCAAAAGTAAAATGTTATGGTGGAGTGAGAATTGTTTCATGATTACTGAGAGCACATAAGCATGTGGTGGAAAATTGTAACGTCACCGGCAGCTACGCCTGAAGCGTGAAGATTGAAGCTGGTAAAAGTGGTCCCGCGATTAAATTCAGATACGGACTTAAGAATGCCGGTGGCCTGAGACCAATACTCAAACATGAAAACCTCCGTAGTCCCGGTAATGCTTTGTCGCGTAACCTCCAGTGTCCAAACTCCTCCGTTTTGGGTTGTAGTGCCACTGTCGAAGATCGTGCTTCCAGTTTCGCGGACTTGGATTTGCTTGGAGTTAGTGTTCGCGCCAAAAGTGCCAGCGAGGCGCTGATACTCAACCATGCCCTGTTGCAAGTTAATCTGCTTTTGCAGACTGCGAATGTTCGTTAGAACCGCGTTCGCAGCTGTAGCGACCTTTGCAGTCAGCAGCGTTCGTGGCGAGATAACGGGACGAAACGGGTTGATGCCGCCAGTAGGCGGGGTTAGGTTCAAGAATCCTTCGACGTAGGCAGCTTGTCCAGTGTATCGGTTATCAGCGCCTACAGATGCAGTGCCGAATACCCGAAGCGCCGGATTTTCATTGATCCACAAATTCGGGGAGTGGCCGGACGCCGGACGATCCCCTGGCGCAACGGTAAGGAAATTGGGATACGTAGCGGATGGGTTCCCCTCCAGCGCATGTCCGCCAGAGCCTGGGAAGGCAGCGTTCAGCGAGTTCTCTGGAGCGTTGATCCAGATTCGACGGAGAACAGGGTATGTTCGCTCAGCAGGTGCCGGGAGACCCGCGAAAGTGACATTGTTGAGCTGGAAATAAAGGTGGATTCGGTCGCCAGCAAGCCGCGCAGGCATGGCCGAATTGGTCCAACGCAGCGTGCGTCCGAATGCGGAGATTTCCAAAAGGTTTCCCTTCGCCTTTACCCTTACTCGCCAGATGGCGTTTGGCCCCTTGACCCCACCCCACGCAGTTGTGGGATCACCAGTTCCGAGATAAGTGCTAGCCTGACCTAGATACTGATTGGCATCCGTTACTCCCTGACTATTAATGTTCAGGTGCATGGTGCTAGTTGGGTCGATACCCGGAGGAGTCACTGCCGCTGCCTCCTTAAATGCGAGAGTGAAGCCAGTGACACTAGCGTTAAAGAATCCTGAAGGGTTTCTGTTCTCAATCTCGACGCAAACGTCCAGCTCCCCATTATTATTGGGAATCGAAAAGCCTAGGTAATTATTTGAATTAACAGGACAACGGAGACCACCGTTTTCGATAAACATTGAACCTGGAGCCGGTGTCGTTCCATCAATTGACTGTAGGTAGGTCGTCCCGACAATAGGCGTCGTGATATTACTGCCGACTTGGTAGTTGTTTGCGTATCGACTGAAATCGTCAAAAAACAAAACGTCTGAAGATACCGCTTTAATGGCAGCTCTTGCTTCGACCGCTACGGAGGACAGCTCCGCGCTTGGAATTGGAAATGATGTAAAAGACATAATCGTTGTTGGCTACATTAAATAATTAAAGGCGAATTGTAATAGCGTCCCCATCTAGCGTCATCGCTTCGCCATTAATTGTTAACAATGTTTGTGTTCCGATTACTCCTGAACCACGCACAAGGGACAAGGCTAAAATCAAAGCATTCATCAGTAGCGCATCTGCATGTTGGCGTTAGTAAAGATCCGGTTCGCAACCATCTGCGGGGTATGCTGCTCGTCGATACGAATCATCTCTTCTTGGAGTAGCAGGTCTGCCTCCTGGTCCGCAAGTGCCGCCTTCTCCTGCTGACCTTCAGCGCGGAGGTAGTCGGCGTAGGTGCCATGGGCGATGTATTGGAACCACTCGGCTGGAACGTCGCTAACCTCGCCAGAATCCTCGCCATAGGTGTCGGTGAGCTGCTTCTTGTAGGTAACGAAGGCCGAGGTCGGACCGCTGGTGCCAGCCACAAGCGTGGCCCCGTCAGCGGTCACCATGATGTCGTATTCCTGCACCGACACGTTGATGTATGGCGCCTGCTTGTGAATACGAAGAAAAGTGTCGATTGAATCTAGACCGGATTCGGTGTAGCTAACCACATTGTTTGTTACGGTGCGCTCCTCGCCAATCTTGAGGAAGCGCGGCCAGTAGTTCGTCGAGCGATACGCACGCAGCGCACGACTGTTGATCATCGCCTTGATTCGCCCAAGCTCGATGTTCGCAAAGACAACTCCGCTCAGTGACTGAATCAACGAGATGAGCTGAGCGTAGGTCTTAGTTTGCATCAGATGTTACCAGCTTTCAGGTGTCCCTGAGATTTGAAAAAGTCACGAACGAACTCGCGGTCGTCCCAGCACTCATTGCCATATTTGTTGGCAAGAAGCAAGTATTCTCTTTGCGGGATGGAGCCAACTGGAGTCCCCAGCATCGACTTGGATTCGCGCATCGCCCGAGCTTCAGCGGCAGCTTCGATCTCCCGGCGCTTCTCCAGGCTTTCCATCAGTTGCCTTCCAGAGCAAAGCTCACGGACAAGCGCGGCATCAATCGCATCGTTAGAGAGCATAAAAAGAAAGAAAGGCAGGGGCAGCAAATGCCACCCCCGCCTTGGGGTTATTAGGACGCCTGCTCAACAGGGTCGATGATGTCAAGGGTAATGACAATCTGACCATCAAGCGAAGCGTAGTTACCAGCCGCAACGGTGAGGATCACCGGAATAGCGGCAGTGGTCGGGATGTCGATGACACCACCAGCCACGTAGGTGGACCAGCCGCTACCGCTGTTAAAGCGAGCAGCAGTATCAACCGTGGCAGGCGGGACAGCGGATGCGATGTGCTTCGCTGCGGTGCCAGAGATACCCACGGAGACGGCTCCGGTCGGAGCAACGGCAGTGTTGGTGCCAGCGGTCACGAACGTGCGTGCGGTCGAGATGCTAGCACCCTTGATACCGCCACCCTTGGGGATAAGGCCGATGACACGGGTTCCACCGGCAGCAGCGATTGCGGCTAGGTCGGCGGACGTGAGGACAACAGCGTCGGTGAATCCGCGACCGTTTTCGTTATTGGTAAGCTTGGGCATGATCGTATTTCTATTTGGTTGGTTAATCTAGTTCGGATTAGTATGCGATCTTACCGTGGGCTTGCGGGTGCTTGCAAACCAGCGTGCCAGCGACATCGACGAAACCACGCTCGCCACCACCCTGGTTCTCAAGGCGGGTAGCCCCCATCGGGATGAGGCTGTTGAAGCCGAGGTATTTCGGGTTGATGACGTAGCCAACGTTGGTAGTGCCGGTCGGCATGCAGCTCGGGTTGCCGTTCACGATCTTCACCAGACCGAAGTCCGAATCGTAAAGGTTCACCGAGAGGGTGATCGCCTTGCTGGTGGCATCCTGGTTCACGTGGTAGGTGGTCCCCAAGTTGGCAGGATTGGCACGGGTGAAGTTGCTGATCAGCTGACGAAGCGCAACGTTGGCAACAAGCGTGAGCGAGTTCATCTCACCGTTACGGGAGAAGATCGAACCGATCAGGCTGTTGAAGCTGGACTCGCTGATGGTCGAGCTGATGATCGAACCAGAGGGAGTGCGATAAGCAGCAGGAACCGGGTTGGTGGCTTGGGCGTTGGACTGAATCCACTTGCCAAGACCACGCATGCCGTAGGGGGTGCCAGCACCGTTCTCCACGGTCATCTCGTTATCCGAGGCGATGGTGGCTTCGATGTCGCGCTTGATTTCACGCATCGACTTCGCTTCAGCCTGGGCAATGTTGGCGGGGCCAACGCTGGTGACAGCCTGCTGGAGGTTCGAGACGAGGTAGTCACGACGCATCAGCTGGACGTAGTTGCCGAGGCGAGCGCGGTCGGCGAACTTGTCAGAGAACGAAGTGACGTCGGAGCCTTCGCTGATGCCGGTGGTGGCAGGGGAAGCGAGGGAATCGACAGTCCATTCGCTGAACGTCGAGGTGGCTTTACCCTTACCGCAGAGCGAAAGGATCGGGGTATCCTCAGCAGCAAGGATGGCAAGTTCGTTGCTCAGATCCTCCCGGTTGGAGATGGCGGAACCAGTTCCGGTCTTCGCAGCCGGAGCGGACGGTTGGTAGGTGCTAGAGATGGGCATCTTAGTAGTTGGTTAGCTTTACTTGTATTTAGCGATTCTTGCAGC